TCAAACTCTATCTACTACTTCCTCTAGATAGGCATCAACAATCTCATCATAAACATCTACACGCAGAGGTTTATCACCAGACAAGTAGCCGTGCAAATCAACTGGAAAAGCCATTCTACATCCAGCTGAAAAAATGCTCCTAAAAAAGTCCTGATACTTCTCTCGATTCTTATCTATGTCTATATCTGCTAACTCATCCTCTAAGATTAATCGCTTTAAGTACCTGATCTGTTCTTCACTGGCCAGCTTTACATCCATTGCATTTAACTCCTTAGCTTTTATAGGTTTACCTGAAGCATAGAGGGAATGTTAAACATGAGCGCTTTCGAATTTCTAATCAAAACACCTCAAACCGAAGACTTCTTTAGGGACTAACTCATTGATTTATAAATAATGGTTATTGAGGTTACTAATCAGACCATGGCCTTTACTATTCTTTTCGACAAGTAGATTGCTCTTGTCATTACACAATGTGCTTTAAGGTGAGCTTTTGCTCATTTCATGTTGCGAAATTAGTCCTTCGTATTTCGGGGAGGCTATTCAGCCTCCCCTCTTTTTTAGAGGCTTTTGGACAACAGACTTACTCAGGTCAACTTTCTGAATGGAGGCTTTTTTGTCATTCATATTATTCATAATATTCGTCGTGATTATTGGCATTGTTGCCAACAATATCGCAAAAAGAAAAAAACGCAGCGCTGGGGCTTGGACTTTCTTCTGTATGCTTATGCCTATACTAGTTCTCGTTCTCCTTTGTTTACCATTGCTTGATAGCGAAATAGACAAAGAAAAGGCCAAGGTTCTAACTAGGCAATATATAGATCGTTATACAAAAAGAGAGAGTGTTTATCGATCCAACGAAGTACTCAGCAAGCTCTATGCGCGACTCTCGATTGGCAAGACTGCACACTTGGCTGAATTACAAAGCGCCCTAGAACTTATGGACTTGTTCGATGACTAGTCAGTATATCGATATGTTTTTTCTGTAATTATGGGTTTAATGCCCCATAAAAATCCTAACTTATAGCTTTATCAGTGTTTAATCAGGCCACCCACGCAAGTAGTGGCCTGATTCTCTTACTTGGTTTTTAACTCTTTCAACTCTTCCTTAAGCTCTTCTTGAAGAGCCTTTCTTACTGCTGCTTCAGCTCTCAACTCAGAAACATCCTCACTAATATCGGACAGACTCTTATTAATCTCTTGTAATATTTTGGCGCCATTCACTTGATTAACCTCTAATGCCACAACGCGGTTATCTAGAGAGAAAATATTTGTGGTCAGGCTCAGTACAATCCCCCCTACTACAGTTACTGCAATAGCTTTTGCTGGTTCTCCATGTTTATCTCCTAAGGTGTGACTATGCCACTCCAGAACTTGATGTCTCTAATCCAATAACCACCATCACCGTCTGGAGAGTCGCCCCCCGCTCCTGTCCCTGCGTCATCAGCGGGTGATTGGCAGTAATCAGTAAAATGCATATAGCCTTGGTGTGTTGTCATACCGAACTGACTTGAAATGCTAATGGAGCCATAGAATGCGTCATCAACGTACATGTTAATTTCACTATCAGCAGTGCTCACTGTCGCTCTAATCTTAAAGGTTTGGTTTGCTACAAACGGAAAAAAGTTATCTTGCTGGTTAGCACCTGTGTTTTGACCTTTGTACTGAATGGAAGCTTCGCCTTGGTCATTCAACACTAGGCAAATACGCCTTTCTGGGGTGGAGGACAAACTAGCGTCAGTGTTAAACCAAAATGGCAAATCGAACCCAACAAGGGCAGATGCTCGTATTTTGAATTCACAAGACCACTCGGTTACTCCCTGCAACACCGTTCGCATATCTGCTCGTAACACATCAAAGTTTCTGTCACTCGTGCACCACAAGCCATGAACAGGATGAAAATATGGAGTATTAGCAGGGATAACCAACGCTGAACCATCGTCGGGATGAGTTACCGTCCTTTCTTGAGACTCCCAAACATATGAATCGATACCTTTCTTATGGTCTAGGCTATTGATTAAAGGGAAGTGCACAATAGCGTCAGGGTCTAGAAATACACCGCTCTGTGGTGCCTTCTGCATTATTTGCATATTTAAATACATACCTCACCTACTAAACCGTAACCTGCCCAGCAAAGGCGATGTTGGCATCTCCTTTTACATTAAGAACACTTACGCCCTGTGGTATAACCAAAATAGTGCCACCAGCAATGGGAAAATCTTGGCCTTGATCATCATAACCAAACAAAACATCCGTGCTAGGCATCCACACAACCCCAGAGACAACAGAAAAATCGCTCCCCATAAAGGAGCTTGGATAAAAAACATTTGGAGCAAAGCCTTGAATAGGCGTGCCATTATCACGAACGAGGTTATTCCCCATACTTCTACCTTCCTTTATGCAAAAAAAGACTCATAAGAGTCTGTTGGTATTGTTTAGTTGCTGTTAGATTATTTGCTTGTCTCGATCAATTGCCTTAACGCAGTCGTATCACCTGTATCTATCGCATCTGCAATTTCAGACAGATAGTTTGCTAGAATTTCACCTGAAGATTTAACGGTAGGATCCCCACTAAATTTGATCCCTAAGATGCGCCTGACTGAAAGCAATAAAAGCGACCCACTACTCACCTGCGCTTGAAACGCCCCCTCAAAGAGACGAATCGAAACTCTTACTTTATCAACCATGTCATCATCCCAAACATAGCTATGATGACTTGCCGCTTCAATTGCATCCCCTGGCATCAAGATCACATCACGAATATGTTTATCATTATTATTAGTGGCCGTTCCTAGCTCTATCCAAAATGCATCATAGGCTTCCTCGGGGAAATTAGTAATGAATTCCCACGTACCTTCATCGGGAATAGGCACAAATCCTGTAAATAAACTTGTTCGACCTCCACCTTCAGGAACTCCGCCTAGCTGAATGACGCTCCCATCACTCGCCTTTGTCCATAAAGAGCCATCCACTTCATTGATTACAATTTCATGCGTTACCGATTCACTGGCCATCGGTTTTCGATTAGCTCTGTCTAAATAGTTGTGTGTTACCGTCATACTGTTGACTCACCTTCATAAAGCGCGTTTGTCGTCAGGGCTTCGATTGTTGTCGTATTCTCATCGATAGCCAATGAATTAGCCTCTATATCACTAGTATTTTGAGAAATGGCCTCAGTGTTGTCTGAGATAGATTGGGTGTTACTCTGAATGTCTAAAACGTTCTGAGCGATAGACTCTGTATTATCTGAGATAGACTGGGTGTTACTTTGAATGTTTGAAGCGTTTTGAGCGATGTCAGAGGTGTTGTCCGCTATCGCGACAGTGTTATCCAAAATAATCTGTTCCGCTGCGTCCAGATCTGACTGAATAGACGCTAAATCGGTGCTAGTCGCTAGACCTTCGGTATATCCTTGGTGATAGACTCTGTGTTTTTGCTCCGAATCATCAGCGTTATAGGAAACCCATAACCCTCCTACGTCGCTCTCTGCTTCAGGTGACACCAAAATTGCGACTCGACCAACTGAAACACCCGCCACACTGTCACCATTTGGGTCGCTAACGCAGACTTTCCAATAACAACATCACGATCCTCATCGAGAGATATTAGATGGTGGACGTTTCCTAAATCACCACGAGCAAACAGGCCATAATTAACCGGTACTATCAATGAGCCAGATAGCTCAAAAGTTCCTCCGCCTTGTCCACTAACCAACTCACCCGCCACTCGGTAAAAGCTAGCCGAATTCGGCTCCCACAAAAGTGCTTGACCTATAGACCACTGAACATCATCAATGTCCCCGTCATTATTCGCAAACCATAACTGTGGTATCAAAGGGTCAAACCCTGTTGGGTATCCTGAATTAGGGTCGAAAGTACCAGGGTTACGAATGACATCCTCAAGACCATTTGCGATGGATTCAGCGCGGTCTGCATGCTCCTCTGAACGATCAGCTTGCAACTCTGACTCAGCCGCGTTCTCGGCAGAGCCTTGCTCATGTAGCGCTGAAGCTTGCTCGCTATCAGCTGCTGCTTGAGCGCTAACTGACGAGGCCTCTTCGTGTTCAGCTGCGGCCTTTTGACTTTCATCTGAAGCAACGGCGCTTTCCTCAGACTGGTCTGCTTGAGCTTTTGAAGCAATGGCTGAACGCTCAGCATCACCCGCATAAAATTCAGCTTTTAACGCGGCTACTTCTGCTCGGTCAAGAAAGGGATCGTGCTCTTCACGACTAAATTCAATGATAATGTTTTCATCCGCAGGATCTTCAACAATAATCTTCTCTTCTGGAGCTGTTTGAATAATATCAGCCATGTATTCCTCTTATATGTTTCCACATGGATCACGCTCAGTAATATCTTCGACAAGGTTTATATTCCCTGTGATATTCGTATTAACGACACCATCGAGACAAAACTGAATGTCGTATTGCCCAACAAATGGAGGTGAGCTCGGGAATAACTCATAAAGCTCTGAGGTCTGCTCTGCAGTCATCTCAAACCACATAACTTCACCTGTGATATCAAACTTTATGTAGTCAGATAATATGAACCAGAGATCACCACCAGGCCACCGACCTTCACATCCGAACTGATTTCATACTGACGCAAATTGATAGGCGTTAACTGACCATTGGATATGGCCTCATACACCTCTTCTATCGTGGGACGGTAACCGGGTGACCAAACATCAGAAATGCTCTCTTCGAAAGTCTGAAATTTAGTGCTTGCCCATGTATCTCCTCTTCGGATCGTCATATCTTGTGCTTGAGCGGGTATTGCCATATTTTCTCCATAAAAAAGCCCGCTTTAGCGGGCTGTATCGGTCAGTTAAACTCTGTTCCTTGCGGTATGAGTTGGGCTATGTGGCTGGTAGGGTATGCTTCATTATTTAGAACGACTGTTCCGTAGATTACAGTTCCACTGATAACCTCCATCACAACTCTAATTCTTCCGGTACCAGTGCCTATGTGGTAAGCAATGACTGGCATATCAACAATAGGACCTATTATTGGGCTGCCTCCTGAGTCACTACTGACAACGTGCAAAACCTCCCCAGCTTCATTGTAATAGTAGAAATATACAGTTCCTTCTCCGCCTCCACCCTCTCTTATCATGTATGAACCGCCACCTACTGATAATGACCGAGAGATGCCAGCAGAGCTTGAGTCACAACTGACATCAATTAAAGTTATTACGTCTCCTTGACTTGCGGGAGCTGCAAATGGCTCTACGGGTATAACCTTACCTGAAACAATGTCACCGGTTATCTGAGTCGCCGAGATTTGACCTTTGACCGTCATATTCTCGCCGATAGTTCCACTGCCAGTAATATCCACGTTCCCACCAATATAGGTATCGCCGCCTATAGTAGTGGTTCCACCAATAGTGGTATTCCCGCCTATTTCCGTTTCCCCATCGATGGTGGTGTTACCCCCAATTTCGGTGTTCCCATCGATATAGGTATTACCTTTGGTGTGTAAATCCCCAGAGGATGTCACCCTAAAGGGTGCTTTGGCTGAATCAGAATTACCCGCATATATCCGATCGTCTCCGGTGCCATCAATCACCGCCACATTGTCATTTGCACCAGCGACCACGCTCGAACTAATGACTAGAGACTCACCCGTAATTTCTCCCCCTTCTAGTCTGGGTGTGGTAATGCTTGCACTAGCAACAATGTGCTCACCACGAATAGAGCCAAGAACGATAACATCACCGTCAACAACAAGTTCAGTTACTATCCATTCTGAGCCATTCCAAAACCTAGATTCTACAAAGCCAGGGTTCTCAGGCCCCGCATCATCTTCATTCCATTGGGTCACCGTGTCATACGGCACAACCTCACCGTCTGGGAACAAGTCCGTTGTATGCTCTGGTAAGTCAGACCACTCTTTTTCAGGAACTTCAACACTTCGAGCGATAGAGCCACGTTGACCATCATCCCCGCTTCACCATTAATGATTGCGGTGACTGGCTGTCCGTAAGCCACTCCTGAACCAATATGAGTCCAAATAAGGTAAACACTTCCTGTTCCATCTCCATCAACCTGAACGGATATGTCACTCGTAGGCTCTGCAGTCACACTTATGTTTCCATTCTCGGTATCAAGCTGACAATTTGCCGTAGCCACAAATTCATCGGAGACGTTTGAGAAAGTAATTTCCAAGTTTATATCTTCAGTGTTGGGGCTCCATACTCCCAATGGATCTCGAACCCACCTGAAACCGTTATCAGATACGACAGTCCCAATCACGGCAACATCAGCAATATCTGTCGTCGCCTCGACTCGAGTTCGTGTTGAAGACACTCCCCAAGGGTCCAAGTTTCAACCCAAAAGTAATAAGTGGTGTCAGCCTTTAAACCGTCCTTGGTAACCCGCGTCCCGCTCGCGAAAAACACAGCCGTTTCTGGGTTATCTTCCATGTTGAAATAGAAGTTGTATTGAAGATCTAGAATTGTACTGGGTGGCGGATCAATTCTTGGTGTTAGCGTTATTGAGTAAGGTCCCGCCTCTACATCGACAGACGTTGGAGCAGGCGGTAATCCTATAGTAAAAGTTTGACTGGATGTCGGAGAATAAACCCTGTTAAACTTACGGCGTCAACCATAACTACGTACTCAAAAGTGTTCGTTAACTCTTTTAAGTAATGCTTCGCTGTCGGTTCATTAACCGTATAAATCGTGGTGCCCGTCTGCGCGTCAGCCAGCTTAACCTGATAATGGGAGATAACCGGACTAGTACTTTCATCCCAAGTCACCACACCTTGGTGATAAGGGTTATCCGCCCCCGTACCACTATCAGAATAAATCTCCACACTTAGATTGGTAACCGGATCTAGCCACTCTATATCAGGTCGTTCGGATGGAACATCACCATCCGGTACTGCTGACAAATCAGGTGAATACGCCGCTGGGTCGTAATGGATAAGAGTCAAGGTCGCCTGACCTTCATCTTCATCCATCTCTTTAATGCGCCATTGTCTTGCATCCTGTACGGTATTCTCGTCCGTTAACTCAATCACATCTCCAGGCTCAAGTAGCCAAGAAATAGGAGGAAGGCTAACTTCGCACTCATCATTAGATCTGGCTAGTCGAGCTTTTACTGCAGCATGGTACAGTCCCTGATCGGCAGAGGTAATCTCTGGCATGGATTCGGATTGAGCCAATCTTCGGCCACCGTCTTCTGATAGCCACTGATCATATATTCCTCCCTCACCTTCTAGGTCTTCTGGGTATGACACATCAATGTCTACCAACTCAAAAACTTCACTATCTTCAACTTGTTGCCAGCGTTTAACCGAAAGGTTCATTCGGTTAATTCGCTCAGATAGTTCACCACCAGTGATCTGAATCCCATCAATAAAATCATCTGATGTGAAAGACATTGATACTGGTTCCGCCTTTTCGACTTTCAGAGTGTACTCACCCAAATAATCGGAAAGGATCATTCGGCCAATCTTTATAAAATGATCGAGGTTATCCGAATAGCTGTCATGAGTATCTAGAACCTTATGAGACTCAATAGCCGTAATTTGCGTTTTACCGTCTCTAGTCAGGTTGTCATAGTAATCTGCCGCCTCTTCAATTGAAGATTCAGCAATGTTTATACCCAGATTACCCGCACCATAATTCTTATCTAAGATATAGTCTCTGAATTGAAGTGCTGGGTTAACACTAAAAGCAGACTCCCCCGTTCTCGGTCAAAGACTGATCGGCCTCGAACTCTAACTTGAAAGTTCACCGTCTCATCCAGTCCCCCTTCATACCCTTCTTCTCGATGCTGCTTGTGTTCCCTTCTTAGGAACAGAATGGTCATGCCTCGACCGTACATGTCGGTCAACCATTCGCGCACTTCATCTGTGATATGTTCACGTATGAATTCTAGGTTTGGGTCCGTGAGTGCATCTTGTTGATTATTCGAGTCATCTCGCACATAACCAGACCACTCTCCATTGGCATAAAGCCCATCTCCACCAGGTACAGGCGATAGATTTAACCTCGCCTCTTCCCAAAGAATACTGGTTAAATCAACCTCCTCACATTCCCCTATCGATATGCCTAAAATGAAAACTGTTCTGTACCATCGGTTATCCATATTACCGATCCAAGCTTCCTCTTCATCATAAGTAATGTATCGGCCAGCATGTACTGGTTCGACATAACTCTCACCGTACACAACAGGCATAGCATAAGGTTCAGTGTCCTCTTCTCCGCTTTGCCAGAGCCTAGTACGCGATGCCAACCTCATAATTCGGTCACCCGGCTGAATAGTTTGATGGTACTGATCCGTCACCAAATACGGATTTGATTCATCAATTTCACCAATCGCAGTATCACAAGAAAGGATAATTTCAGGCTCTGTCCCCTCAACGTCCAAGTCATGGCTTATGGCTCTGGCCGTTCGAACCGGCATTACAAACCCAGAAATTATTTTCCCATTGGAATCCAACAGAACTCGCGAAATCACAGTGGGTTTGTTCATATACTGTCTAGCTACAATAGCTTCCACCATATCTAGGTCTGAAGCACTGAACACCAAGTCAATATTGTCATTGCCAATTTCGCCTTTTCTCGATATTTGAGCCGTCTCTTTTAAAATCCCACCGGTTCTATATACGGTACTGTTATGGATGATGTCATGGCCGGCAGTGGTAAAATAAAAGTGCTCATCCTGACCTGAACCGTAGGCATTCCCTAAGTTCACATCGATCAAATCGGCATAAAAAAACGCGCCCGATTTGAGCGCGTTACGTATTTCCAAAGGTGCGTTTATCATCAAAAATCCTCGACAGCCGTCACCGTAAACTGAACCATTCTGGCGTTATCACCTTCCATTTCTACCGTGACTAAATCCTCGGTCATCGATAAAAGAAATGGGACGTTATCGCCAATCACAGGATCGCCAATGGCATAAAGCGCCACGAGCGGGGAGTTCAATGAAATCAGTGCTCGGCCACTGGCATCTGAGTCCGCATCAATTGAAGCCTGATAAACTTTGGTACCAATCTTTATCAAGTCGCCCGATCTAACGACATTCACTTCATTAGACAAAAAACCTTCAACGATGATCTGAGTCTCACCTGGCTGTGGCGCTTCAGCTATCGTTAAGGTCCTGTTGGTCATGTTACCCCGTGGAGTTGAGTAGACAGGATGAATAAATTCGAAAGGGACAAGTTGCCCCCTTAGCCGACTGATAAACGCAAAAAAATCTCTTTGCTGATCGACATCTAAAAGAGGCGTTGTAAATTCAAACTCCCATCGGTGAGCAGGAATGGCTCTTTTATGTCGTTTCAAGTTAACGGATTCCCCAACAAATGTGGGAAAATTTGAGGTCATGTCAATCGACTCCCAACCAAAGTTAGGAACAAATTCTCTGGTTTCTGCCATTACGCACCTGCCTTTTGACCGCGAGCGGATGCTCTGGCGATCTCTCTGTCTGTTCGTTTCGTTCTTCGTCTAAGCGTTCGCTCTACTGCGCGAGCGAGTGCCTCTGGGCTAGTGTTATCACCACCACTTACATTGATGGTTATGCCCCCACCAGCACCGCCACCCGACTGTATAAATTGAGTAAAATCTTGGTTTTGCTTTGGTGAAAGGACGCGCTCACCGCGTTGTAAGAGATAGGTTTGCTCATTTGGAACGTTTGTTAGACCACCATGAGCAGCACCCGCCCCTGCCATAGTCGCTGCTGCACCTGTAATAGAAGCAACAAAGGGAGCGGTTGCAATTTCAGCGGCTAACGCTGCACCTGGTGCGAGACCTGGACCCACAACCGGTATCGCCGCCGTAGATGAGAAAGCATGAAGAGCGGCCATCTGTTGAGCCGCTAGTGCCTCAGCTGTCATTGATGCTCCAGCCGCCGCACCCGCAGTAGCCCCCATAAGAGACTCTACCGACATTATGACTAGCTTTTGCGCTACCCACTCCCCAGCCATTGCAATAATGCTTTTAATTATTCCTTTAGACATGTCTTCAAAAGCATCACCGAGGTTTTCAGAGTCAACAATAGCTGAAGCTATAGCATCACCAAATCCAGAAGTGAACCGATCAGTCATATTTAGAACCATTTCATCATACTGACCCGTTTCCTCTTTCATATCTTTGAGAAGCTGTTCCCAAGATGAAAGAGTCTCTTCATTCGACTCTGTTATTATTTCTTTTTGGGTATCAGCGCGCTCCTGATCCAGCTCATTCAAGGCCTCATTGAGCTGTTTTTTCAGTTCCTTGTTTTTTTCGTTAAACTCCTTTTCAAGCTCAACAAGCTGATCATGAACATCCTGCTGTACATCGACCTCAGAAGAAGAACCGTCGCCAGCACTGTTGGTGATAGAAATCTCTGCATAGTCTTTTTTAGCGATAGTAGCCCCTTCAAGAGCCTCTTTTTCTCCTTCTAGTGCTTTCTTTTGTTCTTCAAGCTCTAAAATCTGCTTTCTAAGCGCTTTTCTCTGAAGCTCTTGCGCAAACCCCAGCGACTCGAGTTGCCGTGTCTGATTTTTTATTCTGACGTTAAGACCGTTTATCTGCTCATCAAGTTTTTCAACAGGATCACCATCCCCAGTCACTGCATCCCAAAGGTCATTAAACCCTTCAGCCGCATCACCAAGGATGCTAATAATGGGGATTAAAACCTCATTACCGAAGTTAGAAAGGCGCAACATCAAGCCATTGACAGCATCGTTATACTTTTTCGTCGCCTCTAGAGTGTCCTCATTGAGGACCCTGTTTACCGAATCATGCTCCCTGGCTAGACCTTTCAGTGCCTTGCCTTCGCTCTCAAGTAGTGGAATTAACTTAGTTGAATCGTTAGCTAAAGATTCCATGACATATGTCTGCTCTTCAGAAGACAAATTCACTGCATCCATTTGTTTCTTTAATTCAACCAAAACGTCGGGGCCAGACAAGCCTTTAAATTTCTCTGTTGCCTGATCTGCACTAATACCTACAGCATCCAACGCATCAGCAAAACCGCCACTTCCAGTTAAGTTAAACTCACCAATTCGATCGTTCACATCTTTCAGGATATCTGCAGTTTGCTCACTACTAATGCCAACCGATTGAAAGGCATAAGCAACACTCGAAAAATCCTCAATCGATAAACTCGACAGAGATGCGAGATTCGAGATTTCTTTGGCATAGTTAGCGAGCTGGACCGCAGCCGATGCTACTGAGCCACTAGCAACAGCTACAGCAGTACCAATCGCCGCTATTGGCCCTAAAGGAAGAGCTGCTACTAGCCTAGATGCCGCACCAGCCGCACTACCAAATGCACCTGTCGTACCACCCAGAGCATTATCTAGACCACCCAATGAACCTTCAATTCCTTGTATGACCTTTGAAGCTCGGTCTTCGGCAGTTATGCGTATTTTACTTTCTGGCTGTCTTGCCATCGTCACGAGTCTCCAGGTGAGTTCCTATGATTTCCATCGCCCTGATATAAGGGTTTGGTTGTTCGAACACCCCACCTGAATAGGGAAGCAACCGGTCTCTATACATTGAGTAAAGAGATATCAGTTCAGTCGATGTTTGGGTGATCATGGGTTTAGGACAGGTGTTTAGATCGATCCGCATTGCTTGTTGCCAATTTGAATTACTGACTTGAATGACCATTTTATAAATGGCGCAGGGTTTGATTCATCACAGTATCGCCCTTGAGTACAGTTCACGCAGTCAAAGTGTTCTGAGTTCAGTTGAACCTCAAGGGCGATGATTAGTTTTTTAGTTCGTCATCCGCTAACACAGAAAGCGCAACGATTTTTTGAACTAGGGCTCGGCAGTGAACAACCGGAACATACTTGATGATGTGATCACGATCTTGCTTGAACACAACCGACTCACCATCAGAGTCCTTGATGTTACTCCAGCCAGTCAGACACTTTTCAAGGATTTGAAGCTCAACCTCAATACCAGCGTCACCTTCTTTATTAGACGAAGCGCAGAACTTCCAAAAGTCCATCTTGGACATTGGCTTAATATCGTAAGAACGTTGAGCATATTCTTCCTTTTCATTTCACCTGATGGAATGAAAGTTTCAAAAAATTTGGACATGGTAAACCCCATAAAAAAAGCCCCTATTCAGGGGCTGTGATTAAGTAAATGTAATCGTTAGCGCTGGCGTTGTGCCGTCTAAGGACTCGTGACAACCAAAGGTCAAACTGTCAGTGAGCAAGTTGTCCCGTTCTCCTTGAGCCACATCTCGGTAAACCAGCTGTGGGATGCTCACGGAAATAATGTTGCCTTCTTCGGCACCAATTTCTCCTGTAGTAAATACCTTGGTATCCCCATCAAACCAATCCTGTAGAAAATCTTGCTCTGCGAGCAAAACCATCTCTGGATCCATCGTTCCATTGATATCACGAGAAACAATGCGCACCTCACCAAAACCCATTTCATCGGTGATATCTGCCGGAGTGACTATCTCGTTCGCTGTATCGATAGTCAAAGAACCTATTTTGGGGGTATAGGTGCCAATCCGAAGGCCCTGCAGGTTAATTAAGGCACTTGGTACTGTACTCTGATAGGTCGCATTAGGAAGGGCAGTATCACTATGAGAGTCATAATGACCGGTAAACGTAAAGTCAGCCGTGATTAGCTCACCCGCGTTCATGGTAAACGACACCGTTCCTCTGCAACCTGATAGCTTTCTGAGGACTCCATCCTGATAGGCCTCAATTGAACAAGAAGTAATGTCTTCCGATGTCGAAGAGTAAACAACACTTGTCCCTGCCGACACTGTCTCCATGAAACCACAGGCTTTCAAGGCTACTCCAATTTCTGGAGCAGTACCTGCCTCACCAGAACCTTTAACCTCAACGGTGAACTGAACAGACATCATTGTTCCACCAAACACCTGCTGAAGAGGATCAAGCGTCTGCTTAATAACTGGACGCTCAATCATTCGAGCGCTTGCATTAGACAACGTAACGCTGTTTACCAAGATCGCGTCAGTTGTAGGATCACCCACAGCTCCATCGTTATACGTTGACTCTTCAGCAAGCAAAATAATCTGTCTTGTGACTAACACTATTTAACTCCTAAATGTGTATATGGTGTTCGATAACTCACGACAAAAACAATGTCCATTGTCGCCCCAGGAACATCACCATCAATATCGACAGCGGGTGCTTCAACATCGCCCGCTTCGGTGTTGATAACAAAATCTAACCCCAAGGTGTAATCGCCCATTATTGTTTTATGGATAGTATTTCGAATGATAAGAAGCGCATCATCTATCTGCTCTTCTGCTCCAAACACCCCCACGCTGAACACAACATCCAAAGCCCAGTCTATATGGCTCAGCGACTGGGATTGAACGACATCAGACCCCATTCCAATTGAAACAATAGGATCAGTCGATTTTATTGGTCTTAATTGGTTTTTGGCGACTCTGACATTGGTAAATTTAAACGCCTCAGTCACCAGATTAAGGCTGTATTTAAAATCTCACTAGCTCGCGTCATTCGTTGCCCTCTCAAAGAACACATCAATCACGCCGTTGCTTGGGGGCTCTATGGAAACAACCTCAAACAACTCTCCGGACCTTCTAGCAATATCGCCAATTTTGATTCGATTCTGATCAACCACTGAAACGGTTAATCCACGGATTCGGCGAAAGCCTGTTAGATGGTCGGTAACTTCTGAAATGGTGACACCTGTTACGAGGTTGCCACCAATACTCCATTCATCACCACACGAGCTCAGTATTTTTTGATCATTCGAAATTGCCTGACTCAAAAAATCCATTCATCACCCTACTATGCTTATGGTGCAACGTAATCAATGAGTTTTACGAATGACTCGCCATGGCCTAGCGCAAGGTCACAGTCATAAAATGCTCGCAGGACAAGACCACCGGAACTTGCAAGAGTGGAACGATCGACAACAAGGTCAATGCTCGACCAAGTGCCAATATGGATATCCGCAAAGTTACCAAAAATCATCTCATCGTCGGCCAGCAAGTTCGTTGGAACCGCAGCGTAGCATTAAGCGTGTTATCTGATGGCATCAGGAACAGACCAGAACCTGTATCTACTGGCGTCTGTTTCATTCGACCGCGCTCTGTATATGGAAGGACGTAATTCATGCTAGAGCCTGAGCATTGGCTGTATTGATCGCTGTTTCCATATCGACCACAACCCCCCAGTCCACCTTGTTGTCTACATTTCGCATCACTTCGGAAACATCGGTGGCATTCAAAATGCCCGTAGGTTGGTCTGAGCCTGGACCCTCTCCTTTCAACATTGCTACATCAAGGGCGCGCGCCATTGCATAAAGGATTGAGTCTTGAACAATGCCTTCAATTGTCGGGCTGGACTGCAGCTGCAACTTACGAGTCATTGGAACAGCTGCTGTGAGTGTGCGCGGTGTTAAGGTCACATTATCAAATGTCATATTTTCATCAGTAGGAGTACCACCTTCAGCCACCCACTCACCCACAACATCACCCGTATTTCTCGGAATGGACACATCACCGACTAGATTTGGATAAAATCGAGCGCCAAGTTGTCCCACAATCGATGCATCACGCAGCGCCTGAATGAACATGTCACCTCGATGCTCTTCTGGAACAAGCGCTCCTGCATTGGTTGTGTTATTGGTGCGAGTTAACACTTCAACTGGAATTCGGAAACCGCGAGTTTCAACACCAGACGCACTGGCCAGGGTATTTGAGATTTCCATCTCTCGACTTACCTTAGAGAAGTCACCGGTCGCGTGCGCTAGGATCATGTTACGCAAAGAGTATTTTTGAATGTCATCGTTAGACACATCAAGGTTTAAGTTGCGTGAAGCACCCGCTTCTTTTGTCTTTTTGATGTTGATAGAGCGAGCAAAATCTGCAAACTCAACGCCATTTGAAATGGCTTCTTCAGCCTCCGTCACTTGACCTGACTTTTTACCTAAGGCGCGAATATCAGCAGAACGTTTACGCTCAGCATTAATGGCCGCCTGAGTGACCTCGTCTACATTTACAACTTCAGTTTCGTTTGTTTCTGACATATTTTTTTCCTGTTTACTACTAGCACTCGGTGGCTCTCGCTCACCATTTTTCTCTATTTCAAGTTCTGCGTCTCGACCAACACCCACAGTGATGTCAGCGGGAACCGCAACAATCGAAATTTCATAAGGCGTCCAATCCGTAACTCGAATCACCTTGCTCAACTACCTCATGGGCATGGGGGATATAGCCACTGAGATGTGACGGCGTATCTCATCGAGAACGTCTTGAAAGATTTCGTTAGCTCTTTCGCTTTTACCAAAGCGCAAAACCGCTCTTGCGATCCCAGTCATACTGTCAATCGAATAGCTCTCGATAACCCCTACCTGATCATCCCAATCATGGTTAACCAACACCGCCCCACCGGTATCGAGCCTTTCTGTTCGCATGTGACCAGGTTGATGACTCAATATTTCTTTGTATCCACCCATTTCGACGGGATCTTCCGAAGAGAAAGCCACCGTAATGGTTCGATTTTCAACGTCGACAAGCTCGCGCTCGAGCATGGCTGAGCGTTTATTCATTTTCAGTTTCGTCATTGTTCTGACTCGCACCCTCCTTTTGTGGCTCTGACTTAACACTTGAGATAACTTCCGATGCGGTTATCCCTAGCTGTTCCATTGCCTTTTTCTCTTCAGCAATCTCGTTAAACACCTCAAGCGGAGAACGTTGACTGTTCTCTCGTATAACGGAAGATACTGAGGCAGCTTTCATCTCAACCAACTTCTCTGCGGCTGTAATGTCTTTTGTGGGATCTGGACTTTGCCAGCGCCTTCCTTGCCAATCGTGCGCTTTATAAAAGTTCACATCTCGGCTTAGTGGCTTTCCGGCAATAAGAATGTTTTGCAGTACATACTGACGCTCTATCCAATCCTTAAATAACGGCATCAGAAACAATTCTTTGAACCAGTTTTGCATGGACATGTAGGTGTCTTTTTCTGATCTCGCGGCATGACGCAATGAGGAGTAGTTGACGCCATCTAGGTCATTCGTCCCTAGTGAGTAGTCAACACCGACACCCGAAAAAATGCGCTTCAAAGTCCTGCGCATGAATTGGTCGAACTCACCCGCTGGATAAGGGTCTCTTGCACTTTGTATTTCGAATCCTGCAGGAAGAACGGTGATGTCCTGCTCTGACACTTCTAAGTCAATATCGATAGGGTTGTTCTCGTCGTCATACAACAACGACTCGTGCCCCTCTTTGGCCTGAGCAAACAGAGAAGATTTAGCGCCCATTTTGGCGGCATTGAGCGCGGAGCCCTCATAATCATCTGCAATTTTCAATGTCTGCAGTGATGTCGCTAGCATTGGCAATCCACGCCTTTGCCCTACCCACTCCTCTTCAAATAAGTGGTACATCTCTTCAGCGGGGACTCGTTCCCTTTCCATGGTCTGCATATAGTTAGACCAGAAATCAGAACGGCCCCCTGCATCCTTGTTTATGTGATAGGCAATTGCGCGGTCACTGTTGTTGTACTCAATACCAAAGCGAATGTATGAGCCATCCTTGCGATCTTGGTTGAAACCATGGTCAATCATCTTGGCGTCAACAACTTCCAACTGCATTCCGTATTCACCGGCCCAATGCACTCGAATGAACGCCTCGCCATCAAACACTCTTGAATCAATCGCGAGCCTGCAGAGTCGATTAAAAGAAAGGCGACCTTTAATGTCGCAATTGCTCGGGGTCATCCACTCACTGAATTCGGCTTCTATTGCCTGTTGAGCTACGTCATCAGGCTGCCTTTGTGTGTCATGAGCATTGGATTTAAACTGAAATCCATTAGGGCCTACTACGTTATCGGCCACTAACTTGACAATTCGCTTCGCGTATTCGTTGTTTGCGACTTGCTCTCTTGAACGAGACGCAAAATATCAAGGGAAGTCGCTATCAACTGATCAGCCGTAACCGCTCCCGCTTTCCAGCCATAATTGGTGGCACTAAAATCACCACCTTCATAGAGGAAGCGCTTATTGACCCTTGGCTGCCTTTTCACTTGTCGCTCAGATTTAATTGAGGCGTTTAAAAGTGACAATTTCATTTAAACTCCTTTCAAGCGAATCTTTCCGAACGTAAGACCGACGTTTTCTCGCCTTACAATCGCATCGTACTTATCGCGCAACGCCATCAACTCAGTCAGCGTTCGTCTTTGCAGTTGCCGACCTTCAATCATGGTCAGGCCCGCTTCAATGGCCGTTGGGTCTTCTAATATCGCCTCAATGGCATTCAATACTTTTTCAGCATGAGTCAGCGTTGAATCATCAAGAGAGACATCAAGGATCTCGATGCTTCCTATGCCAATGGTGCTGCGAGAGCGAGTAGAGGTATTTTCAGAAAATAACCGCCAAGATTGACGGCCACTTTTAAGGATCGAAGTGTCCCTCCAAGAAATATCAAAGACACCATCTGATGACCTAAAGACCTTGGTATTTCCGTCATTGGAAAATGCCAGAGCAAACCTTACGTCAGGCTGTCGGTACTCTTGGGGTAACTCAAAACTGAGGGTGTCTCCCTGATGAATATACGCAGGCAGTAAATTGGACTTTTTCAAAGTTATCCCTTCTGGTTGTTGGCCTACGCCTCGCCGCCCTCCTCTGCTTCATGATTTTGGCTGTCGCGTGTTGTGGCTCTGGTGTTGGTTCAGTTTTATTAAGTGCTGACTTAATCTTTTTGAATTGAGGGTTGGCTGCATACAAGGCGGCGTAGTTGTAACAAAGCAAGTCCAAAGCTTCGTTTCGTTCGCGAACCTTGGTCCATACCCGCTCTGGATGACCATTTTTGTATTTAATGACGGGTTTCTCTGCGACTATCTGCTCGAAGAACTCAGTGTCTATCGACTCAGAAATAGGAAAGTGGACGTATCCCGCCCCAACTTCTTGAATTTGCAGTCGAGAGAACACGAGCTCTTTTGCGCTCGATGAGCCTACATAGAAAACAGGCGCTTTCAGTTCGTTATTTGTTGAGGGTCTGTTGTTAACTACCGGAGCTGACAATGTGCTGTGGCCACGACAGGCAAACACACCTCTAGCCTCTCTAGGTTGGTGAATTTCCTAACCTGGCTAGATAGGTAGCCAGAATCGATAAACGCCGCACCTATCTGAATCTGAATGCCAGTTTCGTGCTTAAAGCGTGTCAGTAAGTATTCGTCAAGGCGATCCCAAATCTCTCGTTTGGATGGGTATCCCTAAACATCTGCCATTCGATGACATACATCTCTTCTTTTTCAGTCCAACCACAGACCAAACCTTCGATTCGATCTGCCTGAACGTCAGCTGCAAACGTTAGGTAAAGTACATCGCTTGGAACCTTTGCGGCATATCCTTCACGACGTCGAATAAGATCCACTGCCTCAAGTCGCTGACTTCCTTCGTCTTCCCATGGCTCCCCTAAAGTCAGGTTTACAAATGACTTCAGCATTCCCTGATCACCTTTGGACTTTAAGAAATCTCGAACAATGGATTTCCACGGAGCAAAGGGGCTGTATATCTGCCAAACATAGAATGCCACTGATTCTGGTGGCTCAATCTCATGACCGTTTAGGGTGTAAATGATCCCATCAACAGTCTCTATCTCCGTTTCTTCACACCTCCAAATACCGTCATCTTGTATGGTCATCAGGTCACCGTTTTCAATGAGTGACTGACAGTGTTTGCAGAGATAGGCAACCGTATTCGGATCATCGTCATACCATTTCAGACCATAATCACAATCACTCCCACCAAATTCGAGCTTCTGCATCTCCCACAGTGTGGGCAAGGAACCTCAAAGTAGAATCTAGCCTCAGCCTCTCTGGCCGCTCTCTCTATCTGGCAAGCGTGTTTTATCTTGGGTGTTGACCCTCGGATAGATTTACCCCCACCGGCAGCGCCTTGCAGTCGCCTATCTCCCAACATACACGGGTCACCCTCACCCTGAACATCTGGAGTGAAAGCCGCCAGTTCATCATAAGCAACCACCTGAACAGACTTTTCGCGATAGTTTGCGGCCGCCTCTCCGCCATGAACAAAAAGCTGTCTCTGGTTGGAAAACCGCTTAGCAGTCAGGCTTGAGTCTTTGTGCTTCTTATCAATCCAGGGCGCAATGTTCTTTAGAACAGGAACATCGCGGATCATTGGCTCAATATGAGACTTCATGAAAGACTTGGCTTGTGTGTCGTTTGGTTGAAAGAGCAAAATATTTTGCTTTCGGTGCTCGATGGCATACCCAATGGCCGCTTTTAGCATTTGGGAATACCCAACACGCGCGGACTTTACAAAATTAACCACTCTGATGGATGGATTGCCCATCGCATTCAAAATGGCCTTTTGAAAGGCAACGTCTCCCACCTAGATTCGATATACGTCGATTCTGCTGATAGATAGAAATTCTCATCCGCCCATTCACTGACGGTTTGAGGAACGGGTCTGGCAAACACCATCAAACCATTCTGAAAAGCCTGCTTGAGGTTATTTTTCTGTGATGCGCTGATACTCATCCAACACCTCATCTAGGTTCTCACCCAATGAAGCAATTTCATTCATGCACTTTGCCAGTTCACGGTTTATCGTTTCTAACTGTGAAGGCGTAAGGTCTGGGTGTCTGCGTCGCAGTGTCATAGGAAGACTGTCAAGAACAGCTGCAGCGGATGGCGCTACTTTTCCTAAAGCAAAAGAAATAAATTCCACAGGGATAAGCTCCCCTAGCAAACGCTTATTCTGAATTTCTGTTTTGATCCTCGACTCACGGACTTGAAGTATCCTTCTTCTCGAAGTTCATCTTCAATATCTTCGTCATCATCCCCAGAGGTTTTCTTCCTCAAGTGTCGGATGTAAGCGATGACGCACTCTTGGGGATCGCGTCCTGCAGAACCCCTTGCTTTTGGAAGTACACCTTGGGAAGTTAAGTGCGTAATGCCTGATGTGGATACATCCAGCCAAGCCGCAATCTCTCTAGCTTTTGCCAATTTGGTACCTCCACAAAAAAGCCACTTTTAAGTGGCCTTCGTCCTTGTTTTTGTTTGTTAGTGGATTTTGAAAAAAATCTCGTAAATAGCGAAAAGTCGTGACTTTGGCACCCACACCCATGCCGGCAGGGAGGACCCGCGAAATTTAAATCAAAAAACGATTAATTAATCACCTACTATCAGGGAGGGAGGGGGGTGGCATAGGGCACCCACTCTTATGCAATACTCAGGTGTTATTTAGACATCTCATATATCAAGGCATCATTCACATCACTAGGAAGCTCTCTATTGATAAGCTGAATAACTCTGTTGCTCACCTTCTTAGATTCAAAGGACTTAACAATAGAAGGACCATATACCCACTCCAGCTTTGCCTTTCTACTCTTCCCTTTCCTCTTAGCTACTACATGGCCTCCATTGCTAGCCGGAATAACAAATGAACCATCATAGGATGTCTGCCCCCCGTATGTTTTTGCTTTTACACCAGTACTTGTATCCCTTGCGGGTTCGCTTGCGGAAGAAGTCATAGGTTCTTCTGGTAGGAGGCACAAAGTTAATTAGGTTAGGCGTCCATTGCCTAGCCACTATTTCACCTAATAGTTGTTTAGGCTTGGATTTCATGGTGATGATGGTCTTGTTAACCACCTTGGCTTTCTCGCCAGTATTCGCCCTGGTCTCACGCCTTGCTTCTGTTCTCGCTTTACCTAGTGTTCGGTTAATTCCGCGAGAGACAGCTTTATCTATTCGTGTCTGTCGAAGATCACGATAAAACCCTTTAGCTTTCCTTAACCCCTTAACATCAACCTTTAAGTCCATACTGTATAGAGTGCTAGTGAGATAAATTGAATGGTGGCTAGAGTGTTTACTAGCAACATCCCTTCTTTCAAGCTATCTAGCTTGTTTAAACGATATCCCAGAGCATCCTTATCTTTGCTTTCCATTGCTAATAAAAGATGGCGACTCTCTATTAACAGGACCATGCTGTTTACCACTGCATGAAGTGCGCTTCCAGTTAAAGCTATTTTCACGATCAACGAATCGACCAAGCCTATTCGATATTGAAGAGCCACCAGCAATAGCGTTACGACAGACACAACAAGCGCACTGGCCGTTATCTGAGTCGACACTTTGGTTTGTTCTTGCTGACATATATCTAAAACCTTGTTCATTTGCTTCCCCCTTACAACTACGCTCCAAATAGACTTAGGATTACGTCTAGTAGAGGTTCAACGAATGGAAGAATGTGAGTTGGTAGAAATGCACCGGCAAGAAGGCCAGCTCCTACCTTGATAGCGTCTTTCTTCTTTTCACTTAGTTTTTTAGTTTGCTTGTAAGTCATGAGTTTTCCTTTTGTTAATAACGGATGATTTCGATCTCATCGATGTTTTGTTCTTTGATGAGGTCGTAGATTTTGTTTGTAGCTAGCTTTGAATCACTCACACCCCATTCAAATGGGTGATAAGTCTCACCAAAGGCAATGCACCCTTGCAGTTCGTGTGGAAAGTTCGCTGAATGGATGTAAATAAGAGTTCTCTGTGATGGGCCGAATGGCGTTACACCTAAAGCTTCATTATCCAATGCATACACATGGCCAAACTTCTCACTGTAGTGAGGTATTAGCTTGTAGCGGCCTGCCGGGACGCAGCTGATATTTTTTTCATTATCTTGCCACTCTCGCTCTACGCTTACTGCTTGCTTAAAACCACCAACAAACAACTCACCAAAAGTCCCAACACTTGGAATGTTCTTGGTGATTAGTTTTAAGAAAGGCTCTTGTTTCATACTTTTCTCCAGGCATAAAAAAACCCAGCACTGAGGCCGGGCTAGGTTCCGTATCTATAGAGTAAAATTATTTTAAAAGGCAATCAGTACTCTGCCGCCAATGCTGACTCACTCCACCACTGCTCTACTGCGCGACCGTCTGCCGACTTGTAACGCACAAAATATTGGTTGCTCTCTTTTGAATACTCAGCACGGCCAATGACTAGCCCGCACTCTCCACTACAGATAATTTCAACTTCGTCATTTAGGTCAAATTTGAACATCTCTTTCTCCTTGGTTGTTCATTAATTAATGCTCTCTCAAAAACACTAAGCAATAAAAAAGCCGAGGAGCCACCTCGGCAAATGGAAACAAATAGGTCATTACGCACCTACCTTGAGGCACCCTCTGGGCATTCAAAGTCAGGCTAAGGTCAGGCCAAGCATCAACAGAACAAAAACCTTCAAAAATAAATCAAATTGAGAATCATTGAAGAATCAAAAAGCTTTCACTCAAGCATTTTAAGCTCTGGTCAGACCTACATAACTGTATGAAAAGCAATCACAAAAAAAATTAAAGGCGCATTAGTAATACAATATTTTGATTCTGACAATTGAATAATGTGAAGTTCATCGAGTTTGCACTGCGAATTAAGTCTTGTAGTATTCCCGCCGACACAAGGCCGCGCCAGACCTTGTGCCGATGTAATGTATTATTGGCGAGGAAAAATATGTACACAAAATCAAATATGCCGGTGGCTACTATCTCAGCCACAGTGATCACAAGACAATCCAAGCTATCTATTCGGGCTAGCTCTTCCTTAAAGAGGTCTACATAACAGATAAGAGCTACCGATGTTCAGAAGAACTTAAACAAGAGACAGCATTAGAGTGGCTTAGGCTTTAACTGTTTACACAGGAATAGCTACTCAGAATATGCTCGAATCTAATTAAAGATTAACACCAGTTCTTTAAGAACAGACTGCAGAGGCCAGAGAGATGCTAACTAGCTGGCGCTCGAAAGAGTAAATAAATAGTGAGATAAAAAATGAATAACTTGGCTAGAAATACAAAGAAAGAAGAGCTGTATCAGACGCTAATGGTTTCTCTCGAGAACTACGTGGCACACTGCATGCCAGAAAATAAAAGTGCGTTAAACAAAATCGGTGAATTATTGTCAATGATCCACTATCGATAACAACACTTTTAATCGCGTAAAAAAAAGAGTCGCACCTAAATTGGTGCAACTCTCTCAACATAGGAAAATAGTACTAAAAAATGTCTCACTATGCAAGCACGACTCTCAATCGTCTAATTAAAGATTTTTCATGATATTTAAGTAACCACTAGTCATCTTTAATTCTAATCTGGCTCCTCCTTATTCTTCAAGCACTACCCACACCTACCAGAATGCTTAAACTAGAGGTCAATTTATGGATTTCATCGAACGACTACAAGGACTATCAAAGAAAATCAATCAAGTCGGAGCAACGTTAGAAACTGAAGAAGCAACCAAAAACGCTTTAATCGTGCCATTTTTGCATTCAGTTCTTGGCTATGATGTATTTAACCCGACGGAGGTTGTTCCTGAATTCAATGCCGATACAGGGACAAAAAAAGGAGAAAAGGTAGACTACGCAATCCTTAAAGATAATGAAGTTCAGATTCTCATCGAATGCAAAAGGTTCTCAGAAAATCTATCTAGCAAGCATGCAAGTCAATTATTCCGTTATTTTTCAGTAACCAATGCACGCATAGCGATTCTAACTAATGGCCAAATATATGAATTCTATACAGACCTAGATGCGCCAAACAAAATGGACGAAAAGCCCTTTCTAACTCTTGATATAACCAACTTAGATGAGCATATAGTCCCCGAGATCAAAAAACTAACTAAATCCTCATTCAACGTAGATTCCATAGTCGATACTGCAGGTGAGTTGAAATATCTGAGTCAAATAAAAAGGGTCCTCAAGGAACAATTCAAGTCCCCTGAAGAAGAGTTTGTAAAGTTCTTCACGTCAAGAGTCTACGACGGAGTCCAAACGGCAAAAATCAAAACTCAATTTTCGGACCTCACGGCAAAAGCACTCAAACAGTTTTTAAATGATAGTATTAACGAAAGGTTGAAATCAGCTATTGACACAACAAACGAAGAAACAACTCCCCCACCAAGAAAAACCGCCTCTGAACAAGTTGATACGGAAAAGCCAAAAGTTATTACTACTACAGACGAAATCGATGGGTTTCACATAATCAAAGCTATTCTTCGCAACAAATTTGATGTTTCAAGAATCATAGCAAGAGACACGCAAAGCTATTTCGGAGTTCTTCTAGACGACAATAACCGAAAACCGCTATGTCGCCTACATTTCAACTCTAAACAAAAGTACGTTGGCATTATAGGAGAAGATAAAAAAGAAACTAGGCACCCAATATCGAACTTGGACGACATATACAGATTAACTGATTTCTTATTAGAAAATGCCGGTCGATTTGAATAGTTGATGAAATGTTAAGGGAGGTGTTAACCAGCCTCCCTTTTTACTACCTTAGATAGTATACAGCGTCAAAAACACAATAAATATCGACTTCTAGCAAGATGAATTTTCCAGAATTTTCATTCCAGCCTCCACCTCCCAACCGACTATCACCATCTTAGCCATATCTAACAGGCCATCGTAATGATGCACATTCCTATAATATGAGGCTCTAGCCACACCAAGAACCGTAGCTCTATGTGTTTTACTTAACTCCCGTTGCTCAACCATCTCTGTTATCGCTAAGTCAGCAACCCTATGAGCCATATCCAACTTGAGGCTTACTGCAGAGTTTAGAAGTTCAGTACCAATAATGGCCTTGATCTTGTAGTAGCTCGCATCATCATCTTCGGCACTTACATACGCAAACATAATCCAAGCAAAAGCATCATCACTCACTGCAGCAACTTTTAAAACACTCTCCAGGTGCGTTCTAGTGCCTGCTAAGCTTTCAAATAACTGTCCGTAGTCGTCTGTCGCTCGATACATCACTTACCCCATACTACTTAATTGGTCGATAATTTTTTGGCACTTCACTTCATCATCAAAAAACGATTTAGTACGTACTGCCAACAAACGTTAAATGCATCCTTGTAAAAAGCATTGAATTGCTCTTGGGACATTCGATTAAAATTAATTGAACGAACCTCCGTTTTAATACCATCAGGTGTCGCTATCACATCTACAAGGCCAACTTTCTCTTTCACCCATCGATGCAGTGCTTTTTTTGTTTTTAACGGAGTCTCATGCTTCTTAGCGCGACTTTGCGCTAGGTTAGCGAGAAAATCATCACCCCACTTCGCTACTTCACCACCCCCGCCATTGTCATCAAGGACCTTACAAAACTTAGCTATCAGCTTTCGTTCTGCTTCTGTGGTCATAGCGGAATCCGGCTCCCAGTAATCCATCATCAAGCCAAGCAAACCACCAAAATAAAGCTTATGATGCTGCAAACTTCTTTTGCTTTGCTTTTTTAACTCGCACTTAATCTTCGCCAAGTTTGTAATCATTAGCTGCCTCTTGGTCGTAACCGGTAGCAAATGCAAATCCTTGTGCAGTTTTAATAACTATCGCTTCTACTGACATTCCTCATCCCTACTGATAGCTAACAAAATCTATGTAACCTGTAACACCCTGAGCTCTAAGTTCCTCAATTCGCTTTAACTCAGAACGATAGTGCTTGGCTATCTCCTTTTCTTCTGCTTTTGTCACCTTGACTTTAGAGCGCATTTTTTCACGCAATAGCTCTATAGTTCCTTCACCAATAAAACTCTCTAACCAACGGCCTGAGTCAGCTGGGTTTTCACCAAACCAGGCATGGTCATACGCACACAAAGACAGAGCATTATCTTTGCACCAACGTATCGTGCGGTGTCTGCGACCAAAATTATGAGAGCAATGCAAGCCAGTTGAACTGGGATCATATTGCTTACCGCATTTTTGACATGTGTAATCGGCTGCAGCTCTAACACACTTTGAAAAGGCAATATCTGCTGGCGAACGTTTCATACATCACACCCTAATTCAGCAATTCGTTTAAACACACTCCCCTTCCTAAAGTTCTCTGGTTTATGCAATCCAAGTTCAATTGCTCTCTCGCGAGCTAAATCGTTCTCGTTCTTCACCGAATTAATCGGCAAGCCAACAAGCTCTTCGCTATGAAGCTTCAACTCACCACGCCTCTCTCTATCAACTGCCTCAAGCATGTACTTCTTGTGTCTCTTCTCTGCCTGTTCGTGAGCTATGTTTCGAATATTCCAACCTGCATTTTCGTAGACCCATGTTTCAATACGCCTTTAGGCTCCTTGGCTAAGCAACGCAGGAAGGCTGAGTGGAAATCAATATCCGAATACCCATGAATGCGTGACATGAACTCTGCTAAATCAGGGGCCCACTGGTTGCCCGAAAAGATCTGTTCCTTGCAACGCTCTACACCAATTCGAAGCTGTTCAACCGATAGAGTCCCAACTGCCTCGACCCAGATCGATGACGCCTCCAAACCGTTCTTCCGCGTCCATTTGTCCTGGTACAGCTCGACCATCAAATCCCATAGACGGTCTACTCGCTTCTGAAGAACTTCTTTTTGCTCTAGCCTCGGCGACTTGTCGCTGTGCATTCGACATTCCTGTGTATAGATCGCTCTCTGAGTGACCGGTAATACTTGATTGATTGATTTCATATTCATCTTCCCAGCGAGAATTATTCAGGTAAGTGGTTGCGTGTAACTTGTCGAATCCGAATTGCTTGAGGTCTATTCGGCGAGAGGCATCAGAGACCAACATTTCGGTAAATTCTTCAATAGGGTCCGTTTGTTTATTCAGAGCAACCTTGAATGACTTCAAAGCACCTTGTTTGTTTTTCTTGGTAGGCCATACAATCCAAAACTTCTCAAATGACGAATTAATAGAAGACTGATCAGTAGATTGATTAGTAGATTGATCAGGTAGAGAAGAAGTAGCCATTTGGCTACCTGTAGAAGTAGCCGTTTGGTACCTGTAGAAGTAGCCGTTTGGCTATCTGCTATGACACCGTTACAGATGCGATAATACTTCGGTCTAACAGCTCGATTGTCACTGTAATCTCCAGACTCGATCAGACCCTCTGCTTCCATTTTTGTAAGAAGTTTATGGATCTTGTTTTTAGTCCAGTAAGTAAATACCTTGGTCAAAGACTCAGCTGAGTCATAAGTCCAATGATGACCATCGAAGAAGTTCGTCTTGTTGCGCTCGTGGTATTTGATATAGTGGCTCAAGTGACCAAGCATTATGGCTCGGTCAATTCCGTATTTTTTAGCTAAGTGAACACTGAAGGAATGAAGGCTCATTTTTTCCATCCGTTACAAGTTGTTGATTTATATTGATTTTTAATTGGTAAATACTGCATAATATTCCTGTGATAATTCTTGACCTAGTTACCTGACCGCCGTGGATTCGTACTCCCGGCGGTTTTTCTTTTTCTACCTTTTGGACTGTCGAGGTTGGGCGTGGGTACTCGCCACAGATCGAACTACCGTCTCAACATCCACGTCTATTAACTTCGAAATTTTAAGTATCATTTCTGCTGTGCCTGGCTTCTTTATTCCTCTCACGTAGTAGTTCACAAGCGAAAGGGCGCACTCTAGCGCTCCGCGGCCACTGCTTGGCTAATCCCCTTCTCATCGAGTTTTCTTGAGAAGAGCTCATTAAATTTCATATCACCTAACTCCACCATTGTGTACTTTTGACACTCTACAGTCCCCTCCTGTTTTTTTCAAGTGGGGAAAAATATGTGTAAAATCCACTTAGGAGGAAAATTAATGCAATTACCTACACTTGGCGAAAGGGTTAAGTTCGCAAGATTGAATCATGTTAAGTTGACTCAAATGGAGCTAGCTGACAGGTCTGGAATGTCCAAATCTTTAATCTCCGCACTAGAGAATGGCCAAAGAAAGCAGCCTGGTAACGCCATTGCTTTGGCAGATGCTTTGGAAGTTAGCGTAAGATGGCTAATGACAGGAACAGGTCCAATGGTTCTGCCTGATTCGGGGGATTCTTTAGAGAAGCTAAAGCTAGCAATAGTGAAATTTGATCTCTCTGAGAGTGAAATAAGAGAGGTAGAAGAGAAGGCAATCCAAGCGCACAAGATATTTTTTCAGGCGATAATTGTTCTGAAACATAAAGATAGGGCTACATGCCCTATTTTTTTGCTCTCAAATCCACTATTGGGGAATTTAGATATTGACAAAATCCACTATCGTGGATATCGTAATAAGCATTCCAGTACAGAAGTGCATCGGATTGCTCTTTAACAATTCAGAAAGTTCAGCACCTACTAACGACGTGAGTCAGCTGACTAGGTGCAATTCCAAAGCCCATCCCAGTTTTCTTTTGAAACTGGTTACTCACTTTTTAGACCCTGTAACTGCTGGTGGTGGGCTTTGTAATGTTAATTAACTAGAAGGAAAGAAAACGAGTAAGACTACTCGCCTTCATTGCAAAGTTGATAGGGATTCGATTTATCAAATGGAGGGTAATGTTGAAATTGCACTCACGCCTTAATGAGGCATGCAATGAGAGGTCTTAAACAGGCTCTAGAAGTCGTTCGTTCACAGCAATATCTAACTTTTTGATAATGGCTCTTACAGCTTCATCAAACCCATTCGGTGGTTGAAAGAGCTCATCCAACTCTTCTCTGGTTCCACCACCCCAATTCTTAGAAACGATATTTATTATCCAAGCAGCAACAAGAGAAGTCTTATCCTCAGGGCTGTCAGCATTTTCATAGTAATCCCAAACTATTTGGTCATTGCTATCTAGCTGTAAGAGTTGTTTCGTTATTTCATCGTTAAAGAAGTACATACGTTTCGCCATCCGAGAGTTGATGAGGACGCACCTTAAAATACTTTTATCGCGCATAAATCATATTAATGATTATTGATGTTTATTTAATCATCGAGTCCCCACTAAAGAGCGCACCCAATCTCCCCACCCTACCTTATCCCACTCGCGGATATGTGTGCTCTGTTTAGTGTGGTCGTCAAAAGGAAACTTTATGAAATTAATCTCAATTTATGGCGGCCTACTTCAGGCCGTCTTTGTTAATGGAACATTTTTAGGGACATGCACCAAGAAAGAAAGCCTCACAAAGTTTCGCATAGAGCTGGCTGAGTTAACTCAAATTCAAAACTAACTGGAGATAGAAATGAAATACTTCCTTGTCGAAGTTAAGCCTGTCGTGAAATACATGAAAGACTATGACGACAGCTTAATCAATCACACTGAATCCTTTTACACTCAGCAAAAAACAGCCGTTGCCGCTAAATATGTTGGCTCTGAACGAGTGCTAGGCTTGACCCCTAAAACTGACAGCGAAGGAAACAAGCTTTGGAAAGACCCAAAAGCAACTCAGGTTTCAGAAGAGGAATTCATTGCTCATTACGAAGAGACACAAGAGCAGTTACCAGACCTTCCCCAACAAGAAAGTATCGATGTAGCTGTAATCAAGCTATCAGAGACACGTCGAATAGAGGTGGCAGTGAGAGAAGTTGGTAAGGATTGGCTTTCATCGCTTGAGCTGATAGATATCTCTGAACCATCAATCTCAGAGGGTAATATTCGCAAATTCTCAGACGCCAAGCCTAACAAAGAAGAATCGGTGAAGAGCGTAATGAGTAAAGCTGGCGACCTACTCTTTAAACTGGGTGATATTCCAGGTGGTAAGCATTTTTACACTGGAAACCTTCAAGAAAAATTCGACATAGCAGTCGACTATCAAATCGTTGTTGATATTGAGCCTAACGAAAGCGAAAGCTCTGACTTCATTCCTACAGACCCCTATCAAAAAGTCATCTACAACTGCCTGTTCTGTATCGATGATGCTCACTTAGAGTTTACTGAAGAGCAATACCAAGAAGCGGGAGCAAACCTTGAGACGGTAATCAAGGAACATCAGAAGCACACCAAAGGCTTCCTTACTGATGCCACTATCGAAGATCTTCAAAAAATAGATTGGGATTCTGGGGCAGAAGCACAGAAGACCTTCCTAAATATCCGTCATCTTAGAGCCAAATGAGAGACTGCCTGGTTCTAGTTGAGGATTCAAAGTTAGGCGCTATCCGTGACGCAATCTACGAACGATTGGCTAAGAGAGAAGGCTCTCATTCTTCAATCGATATTGAGGTGAAGCAAGCGTTAGCAGATTTCGAAAAGCATATTACCGAACAATCTGATGAAGAGAAAATCGCACTATACATCATGGAGCTTGCACATTGCTCACCATTATTTTCAGAAGCGGGAATCAAAGATATTGTCGAGCAATTCACGGAGTCAAAGAATGAAGAGAAACAAGCGACTAGTTCGTCAAAAAAAGTCCCGGATGAATCGAAACAGACTAAAGAAACTGAATTGGTTCCATACCAACAAGGTGACCTGCCTAAAGAAGAAAGTTCAAATGTGGACTCGCCTAAATCCGAACCAAAAACTCAACGTGCTGTCTCTGACGATCCTTCCAGTATTTCTAGTGGCGCAATACCTGATATCGAGGTAGCGAACGAGCCTCGATTCGAGCTTCCTCAGGAAGACAAAAGCAATCCAAATATGAACATTTGGAGCGAGGTCCATAAGACTGATCGACAATTCTGTAAGAAAGATCATCAGGGCATGACCTCCATTAACACTCAATACCGAATTATGGCAGCAACTCGTCTGTTTGGTCCTAGAGGTATTGGCTGGAACTTTGAAGAAATTGAGCGTTGGGTAGAAGAAACAGCACCTATCATCATCAACGGCCAACTTACTGAACACAAAGAGACTATACATCATGTGAAAGTTTCTATCTGGTTCAAAGTTGGTGGAGAGAAATCAGAACCAATTACTCACTTCGGTAGCTGTAAGAGTATGTACATGGCTAAAGGTGGTTACTTTGTGGCAGACGAAGAACCATATAAAAAAGCTCTTTCAGATGCCTTAGGTAAGTGTCTATCAACTATCGGTATAGGTGCAGATGTTTATCTTGGCGAGCACGATGACTTTCACGTTGAAACACTTACAAAGAATGAAGTGGATTCAAAATTAGAACTTCGCCAAATCGAAGAAGAAGACCGTATTCGAAAAAGAAACTATGGATAAGCTCGAGTCCATCAAGGAGCAAATGCAAAACGCTCCCAATGCCTCCGAAGTAAATATTTTAAGGCAAAAGGCATTAGCCACCATTGGCGCTCTTCCTGATATCAATCAAAAACAGAAGGACTTCAAAAGCAAGGTGATTCAAAAACTTGAAAGTGCTTTCAACATCACCTGCGAGAGATTTAAAAACAAGGAGGCCTCATGACCGGCTCTATTTACGACATCACGGCAGAAATGAAACAACTGCTCGATGACGCTGAAAAGAACGAATGGGATCCGCAAACCATCAAAGACACTCTGATTGGGATGGGTTTTGAGGATAAGTTGGATGACTACCTAGCAGTCATAACAAACAAAGAAGCGACATCGGACGCTCTGAAGGAAGAAGCAGCCAAGCTCAGTGCACGTAAAAAAGTGTACGACAACCAGGTTAAAAGAATGAAAGGCGCTGTCCTTATGTGTCTGCAAGCTCTTGGAAAGACAACCCACGCTAGCAACAAAGCCACTTGGAGCACAAGAAAGGGAGTTCAGAAACTGATTCTCTCCGAATCTGAGATCCCAGAAAGCTATTGCTCTTGGGATGCTGTCCGAACTATCGACAAATCGAAGATACAAGAAGACCTCAAATCAGGAAAAGAAGTAACCGGCGCTCACTATGAGCAACAGCCAGAGACTTTATCCATTCGCAGGAAATAAGTGAGCAAGCAGACAACCTAAACAAGAGCCGGCCCTACAACCGGCTTTTCTCTATCAACTGAAGATAAACGGATATGTGGCTCAAGAACGCCTAAACCCGAAAACCTATTTCACCCACCCCTAATACTGAGCTCTCAACCTTGAGATGAACACGGGAACTTAGTTGGTATCAACCAGTATATACGACGAAATACTCAAATATCACTGTGAGGTCATGAAGAAACATGAATGAATTCCAAAAACTCTCAGAGTCAGCTTCGAAATACGAAAAAAAAACGAAAACTACCATACAGCAAGCATCCTATGGGGTGAGGCAAGTATGAGAGCAAATAACCCTAGAGATATCGAGTGGGCTACATCTAGAAAAAATTACTGTCGCAAACAATTACCAGTAGGTCTCTATGTTTAGTTCTATCCAAATACAAGATGCAATGAAAAAGGCTGTGGCCTTTTCCATTCAAAAATTTGAAGAAACCGGCTACCAGGTGTCAGTGGATTACAGCCCACACTGTGGAAATAAAATCTGGCTTACATTGCACGACTTCGAAGGTGAGCCTGTCAGAGGTGAAGTAATTAACTGCATACCTCCTGAAATTGACTCTGCCTTAGCAAGGTTAAACGCCAACATCCATGAACAAATTAAAGCATGTTAATAGACATGGATTTCCAATAATCAGCAAAGTATTAAACAAATGCAGCGAAGGTAATGTAATGCTTATACCTCTTAAAGATTGGGCCGAAAAAACATTCAGCTTCCCTCTCTCCTACTATCAATTAACCACTTTCGCAAAAACCTGCCAAATTTACCCGCCACCGAAGAAAGTTGGTCGAACATGGTGTTGCGAAGACACCGCAGAATTTATCGGATTGCAATCCACCCCTGACCCAAATCAGTTTGACGATCCATTGGTAGCGAGGATTATGAACAATGGCCGCTAGACCCAGAACACACCGAATAGACATCCCGAACCTGTACGCGAAACTTGATAAGAGAAATGGCAAAGTCTACTACCAATATAAGCACCCTCTTACTGGTACTTTTATTGGTTTAGGAACGGATAAACAAAAAGCATCTTCTGCAGCGATTATCGCAAATCAAGCGCTCGCTAAAGAGGAAGTAAACCACATCAACCGCATACTTGACTCAAAATCTAACATCATCAAAGAGAAAGGCGTTCTAGTATCAGACTTCTGCGCTAAGTATGAAAAGATGCTCGATGACAGGCTTGCATCAAATGATCTTGCACCAAACACCCATCGAGTTAAGCGAGGCTCATGAGAACTCTAAGCACTCGACTTGGCTCCACCCGAATCAAAGAAGTAACCGTGAGAGAGATCGCTCTTGTTTTACAAGAACTAATTGACGAGGACAAAAACAGTCAAGCTATCGCACTACGTAGAGAATGGGTTCAAGTCTTTGAATGCTCAACACTATGGTGA